TAAGTTTTAATGCGGTTTCGTTGTCTGAAGTAAAGTAGTGTTGACCGTTAGGGCCAAGCGTTACACCTTCTGTGGCTATGGCAGAGGCGGTTTTCCCCACAAGCAGATTGCCAGAGCTGTCGATACGTGCCCGTTCAGGACCTCCGCCAGTGTAAAAACGAACGCTATCTGTAGCAAACAAGCCTACATTGTTAGCTCGCCAAACTACCGCATTGTCTGTGTTTACGGTTCCAGTTAATAAACGAGCATCGCCAGCGGCAAAAGTAAGTCCTGAAGCACCAACATCAGAAGCAAATCTAACAAACTCGCCTGCATCCTGATTAGCTGGAGAAGCATTAACGTCAGTTGTTTGTGCAAATCCTAGTGTTTGTGACGTATCAATAATATCTAATTTAGTACCAGGCGCTGAGTTACCTATACCTAACCGTCCAGCGCTTGTGACGCGCATGACTTCAGTAGAGCCATAGTTAAACCTGTGAGTTGCCGCAATATTTACCGCATCAACATAAGCCGCACCTGAGCGGTTGTAGTGCTGTATAAGGTTAGCTGTGCCTGAGTAAGCTGGGCCAAGCTCAATACCACTAGCGCCACCGCTAGAAACAACTAGCTTGTAAGCGGCATTTGTAGTCCCTATGCCGACATTGCCTGCGCTTGTAATGCGCATGCGTTCTGTTGGTGTTGTACTGTTTGTACCAGTACCAAAAATAAAATTACCAGAGCCGTCATTATGGATTCGGCTATCAAGACCGCCGCTAGGCACACTGAATAAAATCTGAGGAGTTGCCGCTGTAACTTCTAACAAGCCTTCGACTGCTTGGTCGCCAGAAACGGTGAGCGTTCGGTAAGGCGACGTAGTACCCAGACCTAACCGTGAAGTGCTTGCGTCCCAGAAGAGGTCTTGTGAGGTGCCAGCAGAGTTGTAAAAGCTGATATCTCCGTTGTTGATTACTCTTAACTGCTGTTTATTTTCATTTGTTTTTAGAACGATATCGCCATCATCAGTGCGTAAAACAAGTTCGTTACCGTTTGTTCCGACAAGAACTGTATCTGTTGCTGACGGGTCGTTAAAAAGAATCGAACCGTTATTATCGAGAGTCAAACCGTCTGTGACAGCAGTACCCGTTACGTCGATGCCTGTGGAGGTGGTGGCTAGTTTGGCTGAGTCTGCGTTGTATAGCGTTACAGAATCTCCAGAGCCTAGCAGGTACTTATTAAAAGAAGCATCGTTAAGCTGTAGCAACGTGCCGCTAATTCTTAGGTTACCTGTGCCTGAGTCTGTGATGTAACTATTAGACCCGTCATGATAAATCTGTAGGTCAGAGCTAGCACCGAGGATAACCTTATTGTTATCCCCGAATGACAGGTTGCCCGTCATGCTGTCGCCAGACGTTTCTACCTTGTCATCGTTCAGGCTGGTGAAATTATCATCAACCTCAGCGTTAGTTAGGGGCGAGCCTTTGCCCGACCGTGTAGTTATAGTCGTCATGCGTCACCCCCTACTAATTAAGATGCGGACAGAGAAATAGTCCACGTGATCTGAAGCGTATCGTCAGCAGATTTGTTGACCTCGGAGAAGACCACACGACAGAGCATTGTGCCTGCTGAAGCGGCGTTAAAGATGCCTGCCTCAGTGACCGCGCCCGTGCCGCTACCTGCGGGAAAGCTACAGACGTAGACGATTTGATTGTTGGTTACTGTCGATGAAGTCAAAGACACGCGTGAGCCTAGCTGAGTACCTAGCGCAGTGTCACCAGCCGCCGCCGCAGTCGTGCCTGATCCGAGTGCCATGTGAGTCATAGCAGTCTCATCGTCCTTCATGCGGTCGCAGATGAAGTTTAAACCCGTATCAACGATCAGGTTTTTTGCTTCCTTGGTTTGCTTTACGTTGCCGTCCTTGTCACGAAGTACAAGAGAGACAGCGCCTGTGAGTTTTAAAGAATCTTTCATTAGAACGTCCTCGATGCGCCGACATAATCATCGGCAAAGTAAGTAAAGTCGCAATATCCCTGACTGCGCAAACTTCCAGAGTCAGCCGCGTCGCCTGTATCGCTTGGGTTTACAGTGACTAATTTTACCGCAGAATCACTGATAATGCTTGTGTCAGCCACTGATGGCTTCGTTACTGCAAAGGCTTGAGAGTCTGTCAGCGCACTAGCATCGCTGATGTTCGGCTTGCTAAACGTAAGTGCCGCCGAGTCACTAGCGGTAGGCGCATCACTTGTCGATGTAGCGCCTGATAAGCTAACCGTTTCGGTAATGCTTAACAGGTCATCAATCGGCTTAATAAACTGAATCGTTTGATCGTCACCTACAGCCGCACCGTTGCTGTCATCGGTAACAGATAGCGCATCCGTAATAGCTTTGATGCCTGAAAAAGTCGTTGAGTCTGTAAAGGCTGATGAGTCACTAAGTACCTTGCCTATAGTAGATACTTGGTTATCGGTTAATGCCCCAGCATCAGAGGCAACTTTGCCAAACGTCCTGACCTCGCTGTCAGTAATGCTAGACGCATCTGATTTAACTAGGCCCGTAAGAATGATCTGGCTATCTGTAATTGAGCCGCTATCTGCTTCAGGCTTAGTAGAAGCAAACGCCGTTGAGTCTGTCAGGCTTGGCGTATCTGTGACTGATTTGCCAAAGTCTTTGACGTCGCTATCGGTAAGGCTAGGTGACTCTGATGCGGCTTTGCCAAACGTCTTTATTTCTTCGTCAGTAAAAGTGGATGAGTCGGTAAACGGTTTTTGTGGCTCTAAGCTGTGCGACTCGCTAACACTGCCTGTATCTCGGAACACAATAAGGCGCAGGAAAAAGCCAATTTCTGCTAATGCTTTAAGCGAGGCAACGCGACCTATAGACGCAATGAGGCTTTGTGCCGCAACGCTTGCTTTTAGCCGTGCAGTCTTGGCAACGCTAACAATAAAATTGTTGCGGTCATTTCTAGCCAAAGTCTTCTCTCACAAAAAAGTCGATGATTTCGTAAACCGTCTCGCGCGTACCCGAGCTAAAGACTACTTCCACCTCACCTTCGTAAAAGCCCTCATCAACGTCTAAATCACCTTCGGCAAATACGAAAAAGCAGATGCCGTTGGTAAGGTTTTCGCCTGTCGATTGATTGTCGAGTGTCGCAAGTACAGTCGTGGTGCGCTTTTTGCGGAAACGCATTTTGATAGTTGCGCCAGTTAAGTCCTGCGCACTTCCCGTGTCTTCGCGGGTCAGCGTAATTTTGATCTGTGGGCCAGTGTCGCCCTGTACTAAGTTGATGGTCATCTCAGCCCTCCAAGGCTTATTTTACCACGCAGGGCATCGCCCAAATTAGATAGAGGCAATTATAAATGCCAGCAACTCTCCATACCTAATTGCGTATTGATCTTTGCGTACCGCGTTATCAGGCGCGTCAGCCTGCACATCCCATGTTCGTAGCTCCGTGTAGCCGCCGTCAGGGTGATCCGCTTCTTCAATCCAAACGTCTGCTTCCCACCACTCATTCCACATAAACATGCCATAGTCATGTGCGTCTAAGCCTTCTGCCTCGAACGCGGCCTTTAGGTCTTGCGCGATGATGCCGACATGCCATCGAGCCTCAGCGCCTTTTTCTTCTACAGCATCGTTGTACTTGTATGCTTTAAGTAGACCTTTTGCGGCTACCGCTACACGCGCTTCAGCATCACTAATGTCTCTGACCTGTTGCTTCAGTCGATTATCAGATGTCGTCGTAACACCACCAGCAACATAAGCGTCACGCCAGCGCTCACTACTTGAGCCAAGGTCATACGTGTTATCAGCGGCACCACTAAATCGTGCAGTGTTCCAAGTGTATCGAGTAGAATTGCCGCCGAGCTGTAAGCGTGCGCTTGTGCCGACGTTATTCCGCAGAACATAGTCACTGCTATTGCCCTCAACAATAGACGTGCCTGTACTCGAGTTAATTCGGACATCTAGCGTGTCACCAAGCAGACAATTACCTGTGATGTTATGGTCAGCCGTTGAACTGCCGACCTGCAACTGTTTGCTGTTGTCTATTACCGTGTCGCCGTCTACACGGAACATAAAGCCGTCGATTAGGCCCGTTACATCTAGGTATCCAGACGCAATAATGTCATTAACACTTAAGTCGCCCGACAGAGTAGCGTCTTGACAAGTTAAGTCGTTTTTCAGCGTTAGTGATTGCGACGCCAGTTCATAGACGCTGAATGTAAATACTTGGGGTTCTGGCTCTGCAAGACTCCAGTAATTAATGCCAGTTGTTTGTGACTGTAGTGTCGCCCTGAACTCATAAGTGCCTGTGGCTAGGCTTGTTAGTGCATAAAACTCACGCGCATTGACCGTAAACACATGACCGTCGGCAGTATCGGTTTTTATCGCAGTAATCGTTGCTGTGTAAACCGTAGTCCAAGTAGAGGCAGTGCTTTTCTTATGCTCGAACTTTAGGGTCGCTTTGTCGTCATTCGTACCGAAGGTGTATTGTACGCCCCAGCTATCCCACGCCGCATTGAAAACAAATTCAAACCGCACTTCTTGAGAAAGGCTATGACTTACTGATGAGGTTGTGCTTGTGTTTAGGCCGTTAGAGGCGACAAACGTTGTTCCGTCTTTGTGATTGTAGCTAGTCGTGACGTCAAACAGTCGGCTTTCGATTTCTGCAATCGCATGGGTGTTTAGGCTTTCACCAAAGACAATGCCCTCTGCGATATTGTTAGCCGTAAAGTTACCCGCAATTGTTGCATCTACGACATCTAAAATCTCAGCGCGGACAGTGCCGTCAACTGTTAGCGTACTAGCAGAGCTATCAAACGACAGCTTGTCTTTTAGGCTAAAGTCGCCGCCGTCATCTAAATAGAACGGCGTACCAGCGCTATTAAATGTGCCAGCGCCGTGATAGATTTTTGTCCCTGTGACGACCGTGCCGCCAATAGCACCCACTGCGAGCAAGCTAGTGCCGATTGTGCCTGCTTGTATTTTGCCGCCCGTAATAGTGTTTGCTGTAATGTCATTGCCGTCGACGGCTACTGTCCATGATGATCCGTTGTACCGATACAGCTTTTCATCAGTTGTAAGGTAAACCACCTCGCCTTCATATCCTGCCGCAGGTAGCGTAGACACCACCTCGATGCCAGTAACAATCGTAGGGTCAAGGTCACTTTCGGTAACAGTTAGTGAGGTAGTACTGACGGCCACTGTGTAGCCTGACTTGTTTCCGCTGTAGTCCACTGAGCGCAGATGAAAATAACGTGTGTCCGTACTTAGGCCGACAGCTATGTATTCCTCGCCGCTAATCTTCGCGGTAGGCGTTGCGCCAACGGCTGGTGTAGTGCTACTTGTCGTAACATGCACCTCAACATGAGCAAGGTCGATATCAGTCGGGTTAGTCCACTCACAGGTGATGACGTTGATGCCAGCGGTGAGCGTGACGCTGGTAGGTGCCGAGGGCGCAGTCTGATCGCCGTTTAATTCTTGATTGCTAAGTGTTGTGCCACTGCTACTGACGCCTACTAGGTTTTCTGCCTGTACGCGGAAATCATAATTAGAGGTGATATCAAGGCCCGAAATGTAAACGCGGGCTTCACGGGTAGAAACATAGAAGTAGTCAGTTGTGCCTGTCTTGTTATAGCGGACTTTGTAAAGCTCTATAAACGCGTCATCCAACTCATCCCACGTCAGCTCGACAGCACTAGACACGCCACCATCAGGGCCTCGCAAACCTATCTCTGTCAGGCTTAGATTCGTAACATTATCTACGTCTCGGCCATCGTACAGCGTCAGCTCACCACCGCTTAAAAAGTCCACTTCGTCGCTGGTAGTCCAGTCGTATAGTGCGGCGGCTGTCTCAATGCACGTGAGATTGACGCCTAATGCGCCAGCATCGCCAAGAACAAGTGAGTAGTCGATTACCTCGAAAACCTTTGCGCTATAGCCGAGGCGGTCGTTAGTAATTTGTATTGTGTCGCCAACTTTGACCTGTAGCCCCTTTAGGTTGACGGCCATATTGATAACGACTTGTTGTCGTGATTTAAGCAACGCTATTTTTGCTAGACGCTGTGCCTGAAGGTTATTGGTAACAAACGGCAACGCCATATCTAAGTAAACAGGGTCGCCGTCTTCGGTTGCGTATGTCGAGCTAATTTGTGGCGGGTAGTCTAGTACCTTGTAGTCTTTTTCTTCAGATACAAAAATGCCTTTGACGCCGTTGTAGCCGCCTCTGCGCGACTGCTTCGTCTGAGTCTGTATGTCGCTAATGCAATCAGCCTCTGTAAACGTGTAGCTTGGAGTCTTGTACTCTGCCCCGTCTACGAAATACTTGCCGCCTGAATAGGTTAGCTTGCCGCCCATAGCAGACAGCAGTTGCTCGATGTTTGCCTTTATCTGGTTTGCGGTTTCAATAACGCCATTACATTGGTAACGATCTTGTGTGCCGCCCGCGTCGATTGAGACTTGCTCATCGCAAAGGTTAGCCGCCGCATTTAGGCTAGTGCTGTCTATGTTTGCGGCTACTTCGCCAAGACCATACTTATCATCTAGCATGTAATCGCGCAGGCACAGCGCAGGGTTTTGACTCCATGATGTTGTTGAGGTTCTTGGGTCGTAGACTTTTTTGCCTTTAAGTACGGCAGTGATATTAGGAACGCCCTGAGGGAATTTGTCGGCATCCCATTCAAGTCTGAAAGCGATATAGGCAATGCCTGACAGCTTGTGATCTTCAGTCCACAGGACGTTTGCATCTTTAAGCTGTTGTGATGCGTCTTGCCCTGCCGTTCCAAACTTGCGGTCAATAGTTACATAAGTACCCCAGTCACTTTGAAACCCGCCGCTTAATGTCCATATCTTCTTATCGTTGAACCAAATCTCTTCATAGCTTTCAATCTCGTGACTGGCAAAAGCGATAGCCATGTGCAGATATTTGTTGTCATCGCCTGAATGAGAAATGAATACGACTTGACCGCCAACACGCATCTGCCCGTAGACAATTTTTCTAGTGCCTGCGGGTTCACGCGTCGTCGCCGTTATGCCTCGCATTTGTGCGCCGATGTTCGGTTTTGGTGCAAGCGCACGAGACACCATTGAAAGGCCAGCGCCGATAGCAAACGCCGCCGCAACCTGACCAAAGGTTATTGCTGAAAATCCTATTGAGACTGCCGCACTTAACGCACTAGCTATCCCTGCTATAGCACTAACGGCCATGTACTTACCTCAATACTAAAGAGTAAACGCGCTCTATCTCTTCGAAGTTCAATCGCTCAAGGATTGCGTCGAAAGGTTGGTGCGCTTTTGTGTTTACGTGTAGCTTTGTGATGCCCTCTGCCGCTAGTGAGTCAATGGCATACTTAATCAGCTTAACGCCTGTTAAGCCTTTACGGGCCGCCTTGGTCAAGAAGATTATGTCGTTGTTTGCAAAGAGGTGGTCACGGTAGTGCAGTGACTTGCTGACGATCACAACAAAGTAACCCATTAGCTTGCCGTCTTTGCGGGCCGTGTAAACGCGCAAGGCGTTGACGTTATCGAGTCGTGCGTAGCCTTCCCAGTCAGGATTTAGCTTGATTATCTCTTTGTTCAGCGCTATCTCTTTCCAATGCTCTTCAAGCAATGGCTCGATTTCGCGCCTGACTTTCGCTAAGTTTTCTAGTGCAAATTTCATCGCATTGCTCCTTATGGCAAGAACTCAGGGTTTGGCTGTGCTGGATTACCTCGCACACCATCGCCACTGCCGCCGCCGCCGACCTGACTACGGCCCCAAACAATCTCTTTCTCTGCCATCTCTGCTACAAACTCTAAGCCCTTGTCATTAGGGTAGTCGATCTTTTGGTCTTCGGCTGTGTAGCGACGTATGCGTGTGCGCTCAAATTCTATCAACCGATTCTCAACTGCTATCTGTATAGTCGCAGTTTCCGCAGAATCGTTAATTACCATTGTGTCCATAAACCCGCTGAACACAATTACAGGGTCACTGATAACGCCGTTGCTAGAGTCCATAGCGCCGAGCAATACTTTAAGCTCGCGACCTTGATAGTCTTCGTCACGCGCCTTAGAAAGTAGTGGGTCAGTGATGCCTGATAGCGTTACGGTAATTCCGTTTGCTTGTAGCTCTGATGACTCTGCAATTTCGCCGATACTTAGAAGCGTACCTGCGCCAACGTAGTCGACACTGCTAACAGTTAGCGTTCCAATGCCGTTCCACAGATTTAGATCGCCCGAGTCGAACGCACATTGCACCAGAATGATAGGGCGTACTAGGTCGGCGGTGACCGCCGTTTGCATGCTCGATGTTAATGACCTGCTCATATAGCCTCAACACAAGCAAAAGTGAAACCGTACAGACTAGCCTGATTGATACTCCATCCGATTTCATTAGTAGCCAGTCGCCACGTTCCTTTGGGTAAGGTAAAGTCGAGCGGTGCGCTTGATGCGGCGGCCCGAAGCGGTGGCATGATATCAATAGACGATGAACTATTTACTTCAGTGATGATGTAAAGCGCACTGCCAATCTCGAAATAATCACCAGCAACAGCGCCCGTAAACGAGCCTGTCAGCGTAGTAGCGTTTACAGCGCCCGTGCCTGTCCCTGTGGCGGTCGTATTGTGCAAAGGGTTGCCAAGGGTAAAGGTATTGGCTTGGCCCCGTAGAGAGGCAAAGAAAGCCTCTAACTGCTTTGCGTCTGCCCGCTTCATTGGCGGTAAAGTTACCTCTGCCTCCCAGCGCACACCCTGATGCTGATAGGTTTGTTGGTCATAAGTAAAAGGCGACTGACTAATTGCTGTTGCAGATCGCAACCGCATCGTCATTGATTGAATGCCTACACTAGGAAACGCCGCCATTATGCACCTACCATTGCCTTACTAAAGCCACCACCACGTAGTCTAGCATCAGCGACCGCTGACTTGGCCGCATTGCTAATCTGTGGCAGTAGGTTAGCAATCTCAGCACGTACGGTTTGCTGTACGCCTGTAGTGACGTTAATGTTCTGCACAACTGTAACACCACCACCGCCTAGCTCGTTATTAGGCACGATTGTGCCGTTGCCCGATGGCACCATAAGCTCAGGGCCGCGCTCACCCACTAGGTAAGGTCTGCCACCTGCAACAGGGCCACCCATTGCTCTAGTGCCTGACGCGCCTGTACCGCCACCACCAAACGCCGAACCAATGCCGCCTCTTATTGCGTCAAACAGTGGCTTAGTAATGTAATACTGAACAAGCATTTTGATCAGCGAGTCGACTACTGACTTGGCCAATCCTTTCATAGCCTCGCCAAAGTTTTTAGCGCCAGTAACCGCATCAGTAAACGCCTGCGTAAAGTTGTCCATTGCGCCTTTAGCAAAACCCTCAACTGCTTGGTCTATCGTTGGCATTTTTTCGATGACGTCATCTATGCCGTTGCCAAACATCTTAAAGCCGTTGATAAGCGGCATATACCAAGGCTCTTGCGCCACAACAGCAACAGTTTCTAGCTCGTTGCCTATTTCTCTCACAGCATTTTTTGCCGCTTCTTTAGCGTCTTCTAGTGGCTTTATGACCTTCGCAACTAAATCTACTTCAGGAATTAGGTCGGGCGGATCAATGTCGCCAAAGGTAAAAAAGTCTTGTACTGCGTGGGCCGCTTTCTTAAACGCGTTAGCGATGCCAATTCCGCCGTTGATTAGGTCTTGTATAAACTCAATAGTGCCGATAATTGAGTCAATGAACTCACCAGCTAAATAGCCGCCTAATCCTTCGACGCCACCGTTGGCCTTAGCAAGCTGTAAAACAAACTCTTTAAATTGCGTGGCTAGTATTTCAATAGCGGGCGCTATGCCTGCTGTGGTCTGCGCAACAATACCTTTAAACAAACCGCCTAAGCGGGTCAGCGCATCGTTAGCATCTTCAACCCCTGATGCCGCACTGGTAGACATGACCAAGCCAAGTTGCTCTGCCTCATCAAACAGCTTGCCCATCTCTTCAGAGTTAGACTCAAGCATGTTGAGGACGGCAGTACCCTCAGAGTCAAACAGCTTAAACGCTAGGCGTAACTTGTCATTCTCGTTAGTTACATTGCCAAAGGCATCTGCAAGCCTTTGCATGCGCTGATCCAGTGGCAACTGCTGTATCTCTCGTGCGTCTACACCTAACTCGCGTAGTGCAGTAACAGCCTCGCCTGTACCCTCTGCCGCCTCAGCAGTACGGCGCACAAAACGCTGTAAGGCCATGTTTAGAGTGTTGGTTTCTATGCCTGCCAGTGAGCCTGCAAATTGAAGTTTCGACAGGGCTTCGGTAGTAGTACCTATCCTCCCCGCTGTCTTGGCTAAGGCATCAGTAGCCTTTAGGGAGTTAGATATCAGCAAGCCGAACCCGCCAGCGCCAACAGCGCTAACGAGTGCGGTTTTAAAGTTGAAAAATACTTTAGAGAGTCTGCCGAACGCGGCCTGTATACCGCGCAATGCTTTCTGCGTTTGATCAAACGCTTTGATGCGGATGCTTACGGTTTCATTTGCCATCGTTCGACTCGCTCATGATCTTGAAGTAAGCGAGCCACTCATGAAACTCAGTAACCGATATTTGCTCTACTTCTTCAATGGTCTTGTGTAACCGATCAGCCAAGGCGATTAAGTTCATCCGAGACTGATCGGACTTTAGTTTTTTTCGACGTCCTCGAATGACTCGATAGTGCCGAACATCTCATTGGCAATATACGAGACAACGGTTGTCTCTTCCCCCATCAAATCAATCTTGTCCTCGCCAGAAGTGAACAGCTTTTCGCCATCTTTGCTTTCTGCCTTCATGACAATCAAGTCAACCATTGCGGCGATGCTAGGGTTCTGCATTACCTGTGGATGACGCTTCTGCAATTCGTTGAGGTCATAGCAAGTGAGTGGACGACAATACAGGCTAAATGGCCCGCTATCATCAGCCCACTCTGCTACGCTAATTTTACGGCGGGACTGCTTGCGGCGCGCTCGTAACTCTTTAGCAAGTCCCATTAGTTGGTTGACTCAGTGACTGCGCCTGATACCTGCACAGAGAATGACGCCTCTACCAAACCGTCATACGACGCAGAGATAGTCTTTGCCGTCACAATGCCTGCGCCACCGTAATACTTCTCACCTGTGCCTGTGCCAGTAGGATGAATCTCCCAGTCGATAGCGGCACCTGTGTCTAGTACAAGTTGCTGTGCGTCTGAATCGTCCCACAACGCGTCGATAGTCAATGTCGCATCAGTAAGGCTGGACAGGTAGGACTTAACAGAATCGCCCATTACTGTGTCCTCAATAGTATCCGCTGTCTCGTCAATAGAGTACGAGCGAACCTCGCCAACTGCTGTTTCTGTACCACCACTAGCGGCAACCTTTACGACACCGCTTGAGCCTTTATGTGTAGCCATGAATTTTCTCCCTTACGCGTCGCCGCGTGTGTATGAATAAAGAATCTGAACGGTGACAATAACGCCGCCAACAGGGTCTATTGTACCATCATCTACCTCGACGCTAATAACCTGCGTATCTATGGCGTAACCGCCCCGCGTTCTATCATCGTCAAGTTTTTCGTCGATTGCCTCTACAATCTGGTTGCGGGCTGTGTCGATGTTCTTGTGTTTTACAAAGCAAACTAGCTCATAGTCGATAGTGCCGTGCCGACTAGTAGCACTGCCGCCCATGCTGGCGTCTTCGCGTGTTTCATTTGCTGTGCGTACCAATATCGCTGGAAACTGCGCGTTAGATAACTTGTCAAAGTCGAACGGTTCGCGCGTCACCTTCTTGACGTTAGGTGTCGATATCGCTTGCAGTGTAGTTACAAGGTTGCCCGCAACATTTTCTCTGACGCTCATATCTTCAGCCCCTTGTAATACACGTCACGAATAGCGCGTGTGTCTTTACGGTTCAGCCCAAAGAATTGTCGCTTGCGGTTGTTCATTGCCGCTTTCTTAGACTCTGCCCTGCTACTAAAGAATATCAGGCCGTCTTGACCGCTCAAACCCGATGTCATTGCGCCGCGCATCCTGCCTGTAAATATCAAGGTGACCTTATTGACTGGCCTGCCTTTGCTTCTACGGAACGCCGCGTATGGGCCAGTGTACTCTTTGAATGTCTGACCATTCACGTCGATACCTTGGCTAGTGCGCTTCTGTATGCGGTTCAAGCCTTCAGCCGCCGCTCTGCGCATCGCTCGCTTGTGGTTCTTGGTAAACGTGCGGCCTAACTTCTGCACCATCTTGCGCAGATCACGGGGCTTTGTGTCGATGCTAACTTTAATCATCGGTCGAGTCGATTAAGCGGTATGCTTTCTTTCTCTTTGTCAGTGACAGTACCGTCGTTGTCTGCGTCGTACTCGACACCATCCTGAAACACTGCGTCTAGCTCCTCGCCATAACGCGCCTTGTAGAAGTCGATCATCTGCAAAAAGCGGTCGTCATCGACCCAGTTCGTTAGCTGTGGCAGTGCGTACTTCCACAATACTAGGTAAGCACTTGCGCGTGTCCACTGCGACTCTGTTAAATAGCTGGCAACCATCTCGCCCTGTATGCCCTTACGGTGCCACCAGCGGTTACGGATTTCGCGTTCTACATCAGCCTGCGCCTTGGCGTGTTCAGCGGTGAACGCTGGAATGCCGAGGTCAAAAATGTCAGGGACAATTGCTTCTAAATCGTCGTCGGTGCTAAATGCCATGTCGTCACCATTTTACCTTTGCCGCCCAGTACACTGGATCGAGTGGGGTAGCGTTGCGTAGGTTTTTCTCGTGTCTTGCGTACCAAGCCGCTCGCATTGCTTTGTCGCGGGCTGACTCACCGTCTCGTGGTGGGTAGCTTTTCGCGCCTTGAGCGCCGAACCTAATTAGCTTAATTACGCCTTTGTAGCGAGCCAATACCGCATGCGACTTGTTGGGATGTCGTGGCGTTCGCTTTGCCACGTTGTAATCCTCAAACCTTTCGCCTCGATAAGTGACTGCCATATAAACCTCAGAGTAAAGCGGCCCCGAAGGGCCGCATACGTCTTAGAGTGCCGCGTCAAACAGCATCTCAACACCGTAGCTGTCATCAAGCTCGCCAACACCGTATACGGCAGTAGCGTTAAGCTCGAATGCACGGTTAGATGCGTCGCGCTCTGTCTCAAGGTTGAAGTCACGCTTCATAGCGATGCACATTGCCTCACGAGTAAACACACAGCCTTTCGCATCGTCTGATCCGTCAGGTGTGATGTTGGCTGACTGATACACTTCGATACCGCCGATAGAACCTACGAAGCCGTTGCGCATTGCTTCGTTTTGTAGGTCGCCACCGTTGGGGTTTGCGAAGGTGTTAGTCAGGTTCGCTGACAACTGGTACGCGTGGTATGGGTGAACAACTGCGTACACAGGGCCAGTAGCCTTAGCGTTGCGCAGAGTCGCCGCCGCCTTGAACAGGTCAGCAACAGTAATCTCCTGACCCGCCGCACCCAATGAAGTAGAGAAACCATCGAACAGAGCGATGATGTCCTTGTCCATCTTAGTAGCGATAGAGTTACCGAGTACAGTGCCAAGCTCCTGTGCAGGGTTGCCAGCGCCCATTGCCGCCATGTCAGTGAGCAATACCTGCGCACCAACTTCGCCGACAGTAACAGT